TACAATCGCATTTCATATTAATAATTATTTTTACAGGTTTGGTCTTAATCTAGCAAACTTCTCAGATACTGATTCTACTAATGGTTCAAATGATTCATTTTTTGAATCTTTTGCTTTTGCTTTTGCTTGGGATTCTGCATCAGCTTTAGCCAATGACTTCTTGGCATCAGATTCTTTTTTCTTAAGTTCAGCAATATCTTCTTTACTATCTTCTATTCCTTTTTCAATTTTTAAAATCTCTTCATCCGATACTCTACCCAATTTTTGATCTCTTTTAGCCTGTGCTAATTCTTTCTCCTTCTTTACCATAGCAAGTCTTTCTTCTTCTATGTTTTTGTTATAAGCTTTAATATCTCCTTCTATGCCTCCAAGAATACCTTTACTTTTAACACCTGATGGTTGGTCTGGGTAACCATCTCCAAAACCTTTTTCTCCCATATCTGTACCTTCACCAGAATCCGATTTAGAATCCGATTTAGACATCTTATCTTTATTGTCTTTAACATCTTTATCCATTTTAGCTTTAGCACCGTCTGTTTGATCTTTCATTTTAGCAGTAGCTGCATCTTGTTTCTTTTTAACTTCGGCAGTAGTTTCTCTGTCATTAGTGCTAGTTCCACTTTTACTATCTTTATCAGATTTAACTGAAGGCGTATCTTTTTTAGATTTATCTCCAGGTTCCGTAGATTCATAATCTTTTAAATCTGATTTAGCTTTAAAAAAGCTTGTCTCACCTTTTTTAACTTTAATTTTTAATTGTTTAGCTTCTTCTCCAGTAGCAGCTTTTAATATCTTTTTATTAGCATCAAGTCTAGATTTAGTTTTTGCTACTTTAACTACCTGTTCTAATCCTGGTGTAGTTGCTAAATCATCCATTCTATTTCCTATCTCTGTAGCAATACCTTTTAAGCTATCATTCTTTGCAGAAGTTGCAGCATCTAGGCTATCTTTTTGTTTTGGAGTAAGAGTAACTTTAGATGCAGCTCTTTTCTTCTTAGCATCTACTGTGTTAAGAGCTATGGCTACTTTAGCCTTTTGATACTTCTTAGCATTATTTTTTATCTTAGTATATTTAATAGGACTTTTAATTGCATCAATTAAAGCCTCATTAACAAATTCACTATATGTTTTTAATTTTGCCATGATCTATTCTGTTTTTAATTATTTTATATATTTGAGCTATAAGAACAAAAAAGCCACTCCGAAGAGTGGCTTTCTATATAAAGTATTATATTACTTGTTAATTATACAATTGAACAAGCAGTGAACGTAAAGTTCATTGTGTAATACATTAATTCAGGATTGAATCCAGCGTCTACTAAAGCGAATCTAGATTTAACCGCGATTTTAGGAGCCATAGTTCCTTCTGCGATTGTTTCTACTGATTCAGCCATTAAGTAAGGCATAAATACTAGTCCAGGAGAATTACCATCACCTTTTCTTCCTACACATACTGTATAGTCGTTAAAAGCTCTGTTAGGATCTACATAAACTGTTACCCCAGCAATTGCACCGATTGGATATAAAGATCCACCAGCTTGGTTAACTGTATTAGATAACGGGTATGCTACGAAACCAGCTACAGATTGAAGAGCAGTTGCCATTTCTCCACCTGTTACTGCAAACGTTGCAGGTCCTCTTCTTCCTCTAGTAGCAATTAAGTTACTTGCAGCAAGAATTTTAGTATACATTCTTCTTTGTAAAGTACCTTGAGTGTTACCACCACCTAATACAACAGTTTGCGCGCCTAAACCAGCAGCATTCTGTATAACGTTAGTAGTATTGTTAGCTCCTAAAGGAACAACAGTAGCAACAGCAGCAGCACCGTTAAATTGCTCAGTTAATTGAGTACCATTAACAGCTTGTACATTTACAGCGTTAGTTACACCGTTTCTGAAGATTCTATCTAAGATATACTTATTGATAGATTGAGTTAACTCATTTACCAATACAGCTTCAACTTGAGCAACAGCGTCAATTCCGAATTGCTTCAGATCTTGAACTTGTTCTCTAGTCACAGCAGCAGCAACTTGGAAAGTTTCAGCAGCAACAGACTTGTTGAATAAACTTAGTCCCATGATGTTATCAACAGTTGATTCACCTACACCTCTTTGGTAAGGAGATAAACCATTCATAGACTCAGGAGCAAATGGAGGTATTCCAGCATTAGGATCATTTACTGGTTGAAAAGCATTACCAGAAAAACCAGAAATATGGTCTTCTAAAGCTTTTACTAATCCTAAACTAGAAACAGCACCAATAGTTGCCATACCAATAATAGTTGCACCAACACCCATATCAGTTGCAGCAGAACCTAATCTTGCAGCAACACCTACTCTTGCAAGTCCATAAAGAATAGCTTGAGCAGCACCAGCACCAGTAGCAGGTTGGTTAACAATCGAATTATAGATTGTTGAAGCAGCTAATTCAGAACCTTGAGAATAATTAGACCCAGTGTTAGTAAGGTCAGTTGCTGTAAGGTTAGTATTTGCAGTAGCAAATTTTTGAGCAGTATTATTAGCTCTAACTCTAAATATCTGTAAACCGTCGATTCTTGATATTCCAACGAAACTTAATTCGTAAGAAGCAAAAGCAGCATTAGCAGCTACTGGAGTTAACCTTGTAGTTGATGAGTTGTATTGATCAGCATATAATACGTCATTTACTTGAAACGCAGTTGCATCATCATTAGTTACACTAAATTTAATTAGTAATGGTGCAGCAGATGTATCTAAAGCAGCATTAACTGGTGCTCCTGATCCTCTACCTCCACCGTATACAAAGTCTAAGTAAGTTAATACTCCCATAGGGCCTTGCATTGGTACAACAGGTACTAAGTCTAAACCTACAGTCTGAGCTGCTACTTGCATTGCAAGTGGTAACAAAGAAAAAGGTCTGTCACCAGATCCAGTTGCTTGTGCTGGGAAAGCATTCATTGATCCAGGGTTTCCTGGCAATGTTACGTTCCCCATACTTTGAACATTCATGTTCGGGTTAAGGTGTACAGTATTGTAAACACTCTCATTAAGGTTATGGTAATGGCAATACTTAGACATCCAAGCTAACTTAGATTTTTCAGATATACCAGTACTTTCCTCAATAACAGGTCCCCAAGTCTTTTGAACCTCAGCCTCGTTGATTAATTGATTTGCGTACATTATTTTTATAATTATTTTTCGCAATTGCTAACAAATTTAAATTTGTCAGCTTTGGTGGAATAAATTAATATTCCTTTTCTAATCGCCTGAGCCCTTTTCTTCTTAGCTATTCGATTAATTCTTTTAGATTAGATTATCTACCTAATCTATGTTTCATAGTTTCGATTAAATTTGATTGAAAACTTTCCGATATTAACGGTTCAGTTTTTACAGCAGCAGCCTCAGCAGCCGTCTTACTTTCATTAATCGATTGTAAATTCATTTGAGTATCTCTAAGATCTCTTGTTTGCCAGAAATTATTAATAGCATAAGGAGTATTTAAAGAATGAAATTTAGATTCAGAAATAATTTGTTCTTTTCTATTTTCTGAAAGAGTATTCCATTTATCAGAATATTTAGATGGCATGTCATCAATAAAGTTAATTACCTTTCTTTCAGTTATAAAACATGAATCCCAAACATTCTCAGCTTGTACAGTTGACATAATAGAATCTTTATTCATTGATTCAACTATTAAAACTTTTTTATCATCACCTAGAGAATCAAATTGATTCTTTTTAGATTCAGATAAGAAATTCATAAAGTGCATTTCAGAAAGATTTTTAGTTTCTGCTTTAGAAATTAAATCAGCTAACTTTTCGCTAATTGTATCTTTATAAGATTTATTTTCTCCTTGCATACACTTATCGCACATTTCTTTTATTTTTCCTTTATCAGCATCTGGATACTTTTCGCATATTGCTTCATATTTCATACCTTCTCCCATACACTTAGAAACTTCTTTCATAGTTGGATTGGCATCTTCAGAAACTTTATCTGCAACCTTATCAGCTACCGCCATTCTTGCAACTGCTGCTATTGCTGGTGCAATTTCAGAAATTGCTTCACTTTCATTAATTGCTTCACCTTCACCGCTTATTGCATTTTCTGCAATGTATTCAGAATATTTAATACTCTTAGTTAAATTTTCGCCAAGATATTCAGAATAAGCAATGTTTTGATCAACCTTTTCAGCAACATATTCAGAATACTTAATTCCTTTTTCTAAGCTTTCACCTAAATAATTAGAATATTCAATTCCTTTGTCTGCTTGTTCAGCTACATGCTCAGTATATTGAATTGAACTATCCAATTCTTCTCCTAAGTAAGAAGCATAATTTTTAATTTTATCTATATTCTCTGCTAAGTAATCAGAGTGAGATATACTTTTGTCAAGATTTTCTGATAAGTATTCAGTATAATCAGTTACCTGATTTACTTTTTCTGCAATATGCTCTGTATATTTAACTAGCTTATCAAGTAATTCATCATTATTTGAATTTGCAGATTCCTTAACACCGTCTAATGTATTTTTAACATATTCAGTGTACTTATTGAAATCTTCAACGGTTACAAAGTTTCCTGTTGTGTTTTCCATCGTTAGATCTGTTTTATTTGTTTTATTTATTTCATCTTCAGTTTCTGCCATTTCATAAATGTATAAACCTTCAGTATCACCGAAACCATAAGATTCATTTACTTTTGATAATTCAGCATTTTCAAATCCAGGATCTGCAACTAAATCATAAGTAAAGAATTTTTTAATTTTAACTTTACCAGCGTCATCAACAGTTCCAGCAGCTCTGCTTGAAATATGTAATGGAATACCATCTTCTATTAATGCTTGAGCTTCTTTTCCTTTTGATGTATTAAGTAACCTAATTCTACCAAGAACCTGTTTCTTATTACTATCGTATTCTAAATCCTCAATAACATGAGAGACATTAGATAAGCTAATATCAAAATCCTTAGGGTGATCTAATTCACCTAAAAGTTTATTTGTTTTAACCTTTTCCTTTAGTTCGTTAATATGAGGAAGCACTTCTGATTCTTCATATATTCTATTATTTTTGTTCTTTACTCCAATCTCAGTAAATACACCTTCAAGGACAACAGAGCCATCGGCATCTTTTGTCATATTTAAATTTGACTTAGATCTTTCTAGAATTAAAAGTTTCTTATTAGACATCTTTCTAGTTATTATTTGATTTATATATTACAACTCTTATTAGTTTTTAGATATCAGCTAATGGATCATCATCTAATCCATCAGATTTTTTCTCAGGCTTAAAATCATTAGGATTTGCACCTAAAAGGATCTTTTCAATATCTTCTTCTTTATAACCTGCTTTTGTAAGTTCTTCGCGCTCTTTTGCTCTAGCGTTTGCTTTTATATCATCACGAGTAAATCCACCGTACCTCTTAATTAAGAACCCTAAATCAAAGTATGGTATTTCTTCCATATCAGGTCCCATTGTGCTTAATTGAGTTTTTAGATTACCAATAAAATCTACGCGTTTTGTTTGGAGTTCCATTTCTTTCATTTCTTCAAATACATTATCCTTTATAAAATCTAAACCTAAACCTGATTTAAATGCAATATCATTTTTTAATTCAGGATGATTAAGACACATTTGAAGATATACAGGTTTAACTAGTATTTCTTGCCATATTGATCTTAATCTTGAAATAAACCTTCCAAACTTAATTTCATCTCTTAACATACCGCTTGCTTCCATATCATATGTATTACCACCTTCTCTATCAAATCTAGAAAATGGTATCTTAGAGGCTAATTGTAATTTATCAGAGAAATATTTTAAAGATTCAGTATCACCTAAATCTGGACCATCACCACCAATAGTAGTAATTTCTGGAGTTTCACCGTCCTTTGATGGTAGCCAATATTCTTTGTTGAAAGGCATCATCGGTTTTCCATTGGTTTGAATTTCACCACTCTCAAAGTTAAAGTCTACAACCTCACGATATGAGTTCATTAGTGTTGCTAGCGATTGTTTTGCTCGGGTTTTAGATTTACCACCAACAGGGATTGTAAATTGAGTTTTAAATGAAGCATTAGATACTGCCCAAATAATTCTACTGTGTTCCATTATTCTTAATAAATTAAAAGATCTTATTAATCTTTCTACATAAGATATTCTCATTGGAGAATTTACTGAAGAGTAAGAAAGGTATATAATTTGTGAATCCCATAATTTTCTTTCCTTCCCACCTTCGCCTTTATATTGAATCCAAACTTTTTTACCATCATCAGTATCAATACCTGGCATTAAAGAAATTGGATCTAATTCTTTAAATCCAATAATTTCGGTTTGTTTATCATTATATACTATTTCAAAAGCAAGATAACCATCTATTAACCATTTTCTAAAATAATTCCAAGGTGCTACAGAATCATTAAAACCAAAGTAATTATAAATATTATTGTATACATCTGCAATCTCTTCCTCTATAGATTCTCCGATATGACCATTAAAGTCAGCATATGCCATATAATTAGATTCATCAAATACAATTGCTTCATCTGTTAATACATCTAAAATATCTTCTATTTCATCCTGCACTGCAAATGTTCTAAGCTGATCACGTTTTCTAGTATAATCTTGATCGAAAAACGCAATGTTTTTCTTCATATTAGTATCAGTTAATGATAATGCTGCAAATGCACCATACATGTCATCGCTGTCCGATCCCATTGGATTAAACGTATAACCCATTTGATTTTCAGTAAATCCTACTGCCCTAGAATTACGAATGATCATATCATCATAAGCCATTCCTAAATTAGAAAGATCTTTAAGAAGCCTTCTTACTGGGTTTCCTGTTGTTAAAGGACCTCTTCTATCTGTAAAACCTGCCATATTTTTATTTTTTATTAGTTTATATATTCTTGTAGTATAATGATTGTGCTTGGTTTATATTTCCTCCAAAAAAATTATCTTCATTATTAACAGTACCTATGTAAAAATCTGCATAACTAAACACCCGAGGATTTTTCATTTTATTGATCATATACTGTCGTGTACAGTAAGTTAAATTATATTTTGTACCTAATGCTCTTTTTAAATATTCCCATGTAAATGTAGTAATAGATCCTTGCTTTTCAACATCAATATCCGCTGCATTTTTAAAATCTGGGTATCTTTTAAATGCTTTTACAATTTGTTCCATAAAGGGAAGCCTGGCTTCATAAGGCATATAATGTAAATTTATACCTAATTGATGACCGTTATCAGATTCACCTAAACCTATAACTATTGGATTAGTATCATAAAAAATTTCTTCAGTAGTATAATATTCAAATGAATACATTTTACCTGCCTCTAATAAGCCTTTACCTTTCGTAGTTATTTCTGTTCTTATATCTATAGCAGATTGTCTAGATGCAATCGACCTGCTCCTATATGTAGCAAGGTATAATTTAAGGTCTTCGTTATATTCTCCTATAAAAGCCATTAGAATAAATTTGATTCTTCAGTTAAAAGCATTACTTTACAATTTCTTTCTTTTGCCATTTTATTAAGTGCATTTGTTTTACATAAATTTCTGACATATGATTCATAAGCATATTTAAAATTTTTTAATGCCTTTGCTGTTTTTCTTTTAGGTTCCTTAGGTTTTTGTAATTGTGACTTAGGTTTTATTTCTACTACATATTCTATAACTTCATCACCCTTTTTCATCTTAAGGAAAAAATCAGGATAATATTTATGAAACTTATTATCTAACAAATTAAAATAAGGTATAGAAAAAGGTTCAGATATCCAAAAGATAACATCATCATTATGATCACACCAATGACAAAACTTTCTTTCCCAGCTACTTCTATATATAATTGGTCCTTCACCTCGATACTTCTGAGGAAATTTAGGTTTATAATAACCTTGCTTATATCCAGATTTAATTGTAGGTTTAACCTTTTTAATGCTCATAGGCAATTAACTATATTGTATAAATCCCTTCGCTATCTGCACTACCATTAATTGAAACAGTTCCATAATATTTCTTTGGGTGTAATTTATTCCAACCTTTTGCAAATCCTCTTTTTGCTATTTCAGTAAAATAAGCAAATGCATTAGTACTTTTTTCAGGATTAAAATTCCTCCAATATCTATAAAGATCCATATAAGCATAAGCAATACAATCTTGTCTATCCTCTGGATTTCTATATGTTAATTTTCGTGAACACTTATCAGCTAATAACATTAAAAATTCTAAAGCCTTTGGTGTTAATTCGTCTAACTCTTTTGATAAAACGATTTGATCTAATAGATCTCGATTGTTTAAGTAATTTCTTTTTCTTGCCATTAGCTTTGATTTATTTATTATTATATACAAGAAAGGACCGATTGTTTAATTCAATCGGTCCTCTAATATCATATTAGATGTAAAGCTATAATTAAATCTTAACTTCTAAATCTTCTTTAGGAAGTACAATACTTTTTCCATTTTTAGGAATAATAATTGATAATAAATCATCATCACCTAGTGAAGCATATTCTTCAGCATTAACCAATACTTCTTGTCTCTTTTTTAAACCTTGACTTGCTTTTTTAACTGATGCTTCTACGAAACCGTCATTTAAATAGTCGTCTTTAGTTTTTTTTTCAGAGATATAAGAATCAGCTAATTCTTTTTCTTTACCTTTTAATTCTTCATTTAATAGATTTAAAGCTTCAGTTAATTCTTCAGTTTCACCTAACTTTTTAATAGCAGCTTCAACTTCAGATTTCTTTTCTTCTAAAAATGAAAGAGAATCAGTAAGATCTTTTCTTTTACTTTCCTCAATTGCCTTTTCATTATTTTCAGCAATTAATTTTTCTGAAAGAATTGGAGAAATATCAAAATTAATAAATTCTTTTACTAATTCAACAGTTTCTGTTGCAGTATCATATTTCTTCATTTCATTTAATCCCATACCAGGATTTACTTTATTAATATAAACTCCTTCATTTACAGAAAGAACAGTTAAAAATACATCTTTATGAGATTGTGATTGGATAGTAGTAAAATTATCTAACTCACAAACTAAATCAACGCTTTCAAAGAATTTACAAATTTTATCATTTTGCCATTGGTTTTTATAACCTGAAAAGTTAGTTGCCAATAATGATTCTTTTAATTCAATTATACTTACGTTTGATAAATCAATTTTACCCATTGATAATGTACCTTCAGTAATATTGTATTCTAAAGTTTTGCCATTATCCCCATGCAAAGAAAGTAAGTTTCCATTTCTTGAGAACATTTTTAAACCTTCAGATACATCAAAGAATCGTGTATCATTTACATTTGCTTCAGTAACATCATTACCATCAAAAGTATAATTCTTTCCATGTAAATTAAACGTTAACCCATTTTCAGATTCTAAAACTGGAGAAAGAAGACTAATTACTTTACCATTCGCAGTTGATGCTATGTTATTATCTTCAGCATTCATTTCATTTACAATTGCTTTAGTATCCATTGACCATGGGTGCTTAGCTGCAATTACTGAAAATTTAGATTTTATGTCTGATTCATTTAGTAAAGAAGTTAAATCATTTGTTAATGATTCAATTAATTTACCTTTTTGTGTAGATGTTCTTTCAATTGATTCACTAATTCTAAATTGCCATTTAGCATGATTATATGATTCCATTATATACTCTCTTAATTCAGAGATTGGTTGTAACCAGCTATTAGCTCCTAATTTTTGATATAAATTTCTTGATATTTTAAATTTAAGATTTGGGTTAGTTGCATTTTCTATCTCTTCACTAATTTGTGAAAGGTCAGCATTTTTTAATTTCATAGGGAATGCATTTATTGCATTCTCTAAAATAGTTAAAGATTCCTTAACAGAATATGAAACTCTGGAACTATCATTGTCCATAGCTCTCAAGCCGTTAATACTCTCCATAACGTTTTCATACAGATCTGTTAATGTAAAGTTCATTTTGTTATGATTTTTTTGATTATTATTTTCAGTGTATATATCGGATTTGTCTTTATGACTTTCTAAATATTTAGCTATTCCGACCTCAGCCATAGTTTGTGCTATTCCCATACCACCTAAAATAGCTAGTACCTGTGGAGCTGTCATAGGTCCACCTGTTAAGATTTTTCCTTTACCGTCTGGTTTAGTTTTACCACTTTGCTGGAATAAAACATGGATTAAATCCATTAATTGTTGTGGAGGATTATGCAAGTATTCCTGATCTTGGTTGACACCAGCTTGTGGTTCAACTCTGCCATCAGCATATACTTGGGTCTGTCCTTCGTTCATTGTGTTTTCCATATTACACTATTTGATTTGTTTTATATATTACAAGTCTCATCAGTTAATTATAATTGAGTATCAACTGAACCTAATCCCGACTCTTCTCTTTTTATTTCTGTCACTGCATTACGATAAATCCTACTATCAGCAGTTTCAGGGGTTACTGGTGCTGATGTTATTGATGATTCACTAAACATTCCTCCAGTTTGAATTGAATCTGGATTAATATATCCTTGATTACTGAATGTACTGCTAGGCTGAACTTTTAAAAGACTTTGCTGAGACATATTAAATTTTTGAAATATACCACCAAAATAAATTCCTAATTCATTATCTTTACCAGATCTTAGCATACCAACACCAGCTGCTTTTGGATTAGCAACAATTGCTTCTTTTGTCATGAAATCAATTTCAGGAATAAGAATACCGTTTTCAAATACTGGCATAAAAGATTTAACTTCTATATCAAAAGTTACTTCAAATAATTTTTTATCATTTAATTGAAATTCAAATAACCTATCTTGGCTATAATCTTCTGGTACTTGGCAACTTGCTTGTATCCTAAACATTCCTAAGTCTACTTGAAATAAAGTATTCTTATAAAGCTTGCTCATTAAAGATTCTGTAACTTTTAACATCTCTAAATTATCAGAACATACAATTGTTGTACTAAATGTCATAGTTAAAGGTAAGAAATTAGTTTCTAATGAAAAAGTTTTTAAAACACCTTCCCATTCTCTTACAAATTCTGATCTTACAAATTTATTGGTTTGATTACCTGAATCAATAGATATTCCGGTAAGTTGTAATATTCCTCTAGGTACTACTTCATAATCACCAATTGCTTTACCTGCTGCTTCCGCATCATATAAGAAGTTATCCATTAAAAATCTACCATCTCCTGTTATAGAATAAAAGAAAGGAACTGGTATTTTCTTTAAAGTCTCCGCATCAATTTGGTTATAATAATATACCTTATCTTTTAATTCTGCTAAGAGTGCTACAATAATATATCTAATGATAGTATTATCATAATTAAACTCCTGATTATATGCTGACATCTACTAAGTTAATTTTTCTTTGTATTATATTTATCCAATAGCTTCAATTGTAAATTCACTAAAGCCTGCATCTTTAGTTATTTCTAACTTTTTATCAAAGTATTCGCTAGGTAATACCGTATGATTAATTACAAATGTATTAAGGCCTATATCTTGTATTGTATTATGTAGTATGTTAATTATATGATATACACCATCTGAATCAATAGAAGAGAATATTTCGTCTAAAAATAAAATATTTAATGATGGGAACCTAACTTTAATCATTTTCATTAATGCCATGATAATTACAAAATCTACTTTTTTCTTTTCACCTGTACTTAGTGTCTTAGGACTTATTTCAGTTCCTAGGTGATGTAATGTGCAATTAAATTTATCATCAAACCTTATACCAAACGGGATTCCCATTTCTCTACCCATTAAAAGTATATGATTATTAAAAGAAGGGAGTATAGATCTTACTGCTAAATTTTTAATTCCACCTTCACCCATTAAGTTTTCTAAAATAGTTAAATAAAAATCTTCACCTTCACTTTTTAATTTATTATCAGATTTACCTTTTTTGCGTGTATTAAAATCTTTTACTAATTGTTTTAAGTCAGAAGAAGAATCCGATTCATTTTTCTCTGATAATTCAATTAACTTAGATTTAATATTTTCCATTTGAGTTTCTAACTGCCCGGCTTTTACATGTATCTGCCTACCTTTAGTTCTTAAGTCATGTAATTTTAAAACAGAATCTTCATATTCAGCTTTAATAGATTTAAATTGTTTATTAAGAGTTATTAAAGATTCTTCCTTTTCTTTTTTAATACCTAGATGAAAATCTGAAGTAAGAGGAGCTGTACAAGTAGGGCATGTTGAATTCTCAAATAATTTTAAATCACTTTTAACATTTGAAATTTTATGTTCTACTGTAGAATGCTCAGATGCCTTATTTCTGGAATCTAAATCTAATTCTTCAAGCTTTATTTTTGTTGAATTTGTAAATGTATTTAATTTCTTTCGGTTTTTATTTAATGCAATTAAATCATCTTTTAATTTTTTAACTTTAGACGCATCCTTTGCGGCTGATAATAATTCTATTTGTTCTATCTTATCATAAACAGAATCTATAGATTCATTAAGAGTTCTTATTTCATCATCATAAGTTCTTATCTCCTCAATTATAGATCTCCGCTGCTCTTTAATTGATTCTGCCATTTCATTAATAATAGAAAATCCAAATATCTTATCTATAATTCTTTTCTTATCATAAGGAGACATTGTAATGAATGATTTAAAATCATTAACCGATAAAATAATTACATTCTTAAATACATGGTAAGGTATTTCATAAATCTCTGTTTCTAAAAAATCTTGTAAGTTTACTTTACCTGCAACATCATATTCTGAACCATTTAATTTAACATTAAATATTCCTGGGTTTATTCCTCTTTCTATTTCAATAGAATTACCTTTTGATTCCATCCAAATCTTTCCCCATAATGCGCCATTTACTCTATTAGGTAAATCTTTAAGTGCAGCACCTTCTACTTTACCATAACATAAATAAGTAATAACTTTTGCCAATGTACTCTTTCCTGCACCATTTCCACCTAGTACTAAATAGAGATTACTTTTGTCTTTTTCAAAATCTATTACTTGGGTTCTGTTACCATAACTCGCAAAATTTTTAAACTCTACTTTTTTAATCTTCATAGTTAGGTGATAATGTTCTTTTATATAATTCTTGTACCGATACTTTTAATCTTTCTTTTAAATCTTCATCATATTCTAAACTATTAATATACTCGGCTGCAATATTCATTAAATTTAATTCCCCGTTAAAATCAGACAATTCACCGTCTTCAATATCATACGGGTTTTCTTCATCATAAATTCTAGGTTCTAATTTTCTAGCTATACCATCTAAATAATCCATAAACTTATTAATGTTATATTTTCCTAATACATTAGATGGTATAAAAACATCAACAAAATTATCTTTAATTTCCTTTTCGATGTCCTCCATGCGCATTTCTAAAATATTATTAATATAATACCTAATAAACTTTGGACTTACTTTATTTTCATAAAAAGTATGGTTTCCTGTTTTTAGATCCAAAAGATATATCCCTTTCTTATTATCACGATCTGACCTAGTCATCTGATAAGGATTACCTACTAAAATAAAATTGCCTTTTTCTTGTCTATAATGAATATGCCCTGAGTAAACTCTTTTAAATCTTTTAAATATACCAACCTCATTACCTCCTTGGTGTAAATGTTTTGTACTAGGGCTAACTTGAACACCTTGAGTTTCAGTATGACAAAACATATAATCTATATTGTCTTTAATTTTATCCAAAGTTTCTTTTTCATGTTCATGATTTCTTCTCCACGGCATTAATAAACATGTAGCATCTTCATACTTTAATATTTTTGGTTCCTTTAATACGTTTACGTTAGGTAAATACTTTAAACAATCAACAGAAGAAATTTCATTTGAATTTTTTCTCATTATATCATGATTACCTACAATGATATGGATATCTGGGAATACCTTTCCTAATTCTTCAAAAACTCTTATAGCTAAATCCTGTGCAGCTAGATTAACGCTTTGTCTATTATCAAATACATCACCTAAATGATAAAGAACATCACCTTTTTTATATTCTTTCTTTACCAACGGTATAAAAAAATTAAAAAAATAATCTTCTATAATTTGTAACCATAACACTGAATTTGATCTACATCCTAAATGTGAATCACTCACCATCCAAATCCTTTTTGTCATATTAAAAAAGTTTTCTGATTTTTCTTTTTTCTAAAATATTATATTTGTCATCTAATTCTTTTATTAATTCATCTTTAAATTTATTAGATAATGAATTGTAAAACTTATTAGGGAATACATCAAAGTAATCTGACAGTACCCCAAATAAATCAATTCTAGTATAATCATTTCCTGTTTTTTCAATGATGTAAAAGAATACCTTATTAATTTGTACCTTATTTAATTTCTTTATTACGCCTTCTGGTGTAGCTTCATTAAGATGTTCAAATTCACTACCTTTAATTAAAGCATCTATTGTTTCAAATAATGAATCATAATGCATCTTATCATCTGGATCCATATCTCCACCAAAACCTGAAGCAATAGTGAAATTTATTTTTTGGCCTCCTAGGTCCTGTTCACCGTAAGTATTATTAAAGATTTTATCTTTTTCTTCATACTTAGATTTTTTGTCGTCCTCACCTTTGGTTAAGACTTTTTTCTTTTTGCCCCACATATTTTTATTTTATTTTTTCTTTCTTAATTGTATTAAAATCTTATTTAATAAATCTACAATTATATCAAATTGATTACCTGTCATGTTTTTATTTCTTAATGAGTAATTTCATCAGTTTCTGTTAATCTCATATGTTCATAATCTATATTAAATTTACATCTTGAACCTTTTCCTTGCCCATCTCTGATTTTTAAAACTTTTAACCAATATTCACGCTCCGAGTGCATTATTGAATCTTGTATTAACGCATACATAACATCAGCAGTATGAGCAAGACCTGCAGATTCTGCAATATTTTCCATTCTTACTTCAGTTGCATCCCATGCACCACGATTAATTTGCGTTGCAGATATTACTAACATATCTCTTTTGACTGCTAATGCCCTAAGATCTTCTGCAATTTGTTTAATCTTCATATAAGTATTTTCAGTATTAGGATTTCTATAATTTGCAAGAATATTAATATAATCTACAACTAATACATTTACTTTATGATCTGTTGTTTCTTCTAAGTCTTTTAAGTAAGCTTCAATATCTGGTATAGTTCCTTGTGAAGTTGGATATTCTTTAACAAATAATTTACCAGGAGGCAGCAAGCCTCTTGATACTTTTTCCAATCTTCTTTTCATGTAATCTCTATTGCTTGCATTTTTATCATAATCACTCATAGGAACATGTAATAGATTAGCACCTATTCTTTTTAATACCTTTTGTGCTGACATCTCTGCTGTAATAAAAACTACATTATGACCCATCTTAACAAAGTTTGCTGCATCATTGGCTAACCATATAGATTTACCAATATTCTGTTCACCTGCATAAACTATTAAAGATTTTGTATCATATCCTCCACCTGATACTCTATCTACAAAAGACCACCCAGTTTCTATTTTCTTTGATGTTCTTTGTATATGTGATTCAGGATTAAAGAAATCTAAACCGGTATCAGTATCAAAATTGATTGAACCATCAGTTGATATCATTCCTATTGCACGCTGAACTACATCTTCTACATTTTCTGGAGATACATCTTGAGTTTTTACATATTCAATTGTTCTTACTAATTGTTTATCAAAATGTTTCCATTTAACCCATGCTTCACCAGTTCTCTTTAACCAATCTTGATCATATTCATTAATATTAATATCATAAATTGATTTTACTATATCTTGAGATATATCATTAGGATCATCTTTAACTAAAGCTGACATTTGTTGTTTAGATGGGCTTTCCCCAAACTTTAAATAAAAATCTTTTGATAATTTTGCAATTTGATCTAAATCCCTATTTGCAAAAAAACCTTTACCTGTTCCTTTTAGATAATGTGGCTTTGTTAAAAAATAGTTAAAGAAAATCTTTTCGTGATCTATGCTTGATTTCATGTAGTTTTATTTTTATATGCTAAAAAACATATTTAGTTTTATTGATATGGATTATGAATTACTTCATATGTAGTATAAGCAGAATTCTGTAAAGATATTTCTAAAAAGTTATGCTTTAATAATTCTTTTAAAATAATATCACATTGTTCTTTGGATAAGTTCCAGCGTTTTGCCATTGAGACATCCGTAAATTTTATCTCTTTAGCAACTTTTCCACAGTAATCGCGAATTAACTCAAAAAGTACATCTTCAGTATCAGGGTATGTTGATTGCGCTGTATGATTACCTAATACGTACTTAACTTTTAGTTTAGCAGTATTAAGCAGTTTCGGTAGCATCCTCTGTAGAAATTATTTCGGTTAAGTCATCAGCATTCATTTCATCTACGCCATAATTAAATTTCTCTGCTACTAAAGGTTCAATTAATTTTAATACATCATCAGTTAAAACATTAGGTGTATATAAATGATTTAAATCTACCGCATCATTTAAATGCTTAACACAAATCTTACGTGCAGTTGCAGCAGGTTGGAAATATACAGTAACATCTTTTTTATCTTTCTTAAAACAATGTTTTCTACATTCAGCCTTTCCTATGTCAGTTAATTTATTAAATTGCCCCTCAGTAATAAACCTACCTCTTTCAATACCACACGTATCCCAACTAATATATTCTTCTAACCCTACATAAGGATTCATACCTTTATTAAAAGAAATATGAAATTTAATATTTGTTGGTTTTGCAAATCTGTTTTTGTTTGGTTTAGCAGTTACAATAATACCAGTTTGCTCTACACCTTCTTTAAGTTTAGCTTTACCTAAGAATAAGATTATTGATGCTGCATATTCAGGCCCAGTTCCACCTCCACCTACTTGCCTTGAAAATAGATCTTGTGTTTGATAAGTATGATTAGAGAATAAAAATGGAATTTTACAAATACCAAATTGTGTCATAATAATTCTAAAGGTAGATTTAAGCAATTTAGCCCTAGTCATATCTGCTTTAGAACTCCCTGACCTTGCATCATCAATTTCTTTTTGTGTTGCAAGATTACCAGCAGAATCTAAAACTACCATAATTTTTGGTAATGTTATTCCTTTTTTCTTTTGTTCAATTAATACATCTGTTATTGCAGTTACTGAACTTCTAAATTCTTGAACAGTATTACATGGCTCATATCTGAATAGTGTAGGATCGATTCCAAACTTTTCAACTAATTTTTTATCTACTGCATTTTCAGAATCATAAAAGATTATACTATACCCTTGTAATTGTGCTTGCTTAATTGCATTAAGTATAAGATAAGTTTTTCCAGTACCTGAGGGACCAGCTAATGCAACTGCTCTATTATTTGGATATCCACCAAATAAAGATCCTGTTAAACATGCATTAAGGTTAAAGTTTCCTGTTGGAATATAATGATCAATTTCTGAAATTGTTGATTTGTCTAAAGTATTTCCGTATTCGGATATCTTTGACATTTCTTTATTTAAATCTGCGAATGAATATTCTTTTGCCATATTATTTTTTGTTTATTATTATATTGATTTTTTGCCTTTTGTTTAATATTAAAATAGGCTAGTCGTGTAAATCAAATTTCTATTAAATGCTTTAAATCCCATTGCAGTTACCACACGATTAATTGGATCTAATATTGTTTTTTCAAATTGTCTATCATGATCAATTTCAGGTGCAAATTCATAAGGATAATCTCCAGGTGCAAATGCAAATACATCACAGGATTTGTCTTTAGAGAAATACATTTTACATTTTTCACCATTTCCTAGAGGTTGATATTTACCTTTAGATGCAGAATTATTTAATAAGTAATTATGATAACCTGCAGATCTTACTCCTATTGGACACCTTGATCCAAATTCAAAAGCTTCATAATCATTAACAATATATTTTTGATAATTATTTACTTTTCTTGAAAAACTAATTTGGTCTACATTTGCTAATTTAAATTGTCT